GGGCCGCCATAACCTCATCTTTTGAGTCTTATCTCAATAATCCAGAAAACCAAGCCAAGATCTCTGCCTTTTCAAAGTATAGTGGTGTAAGCTTTAAGACAGGTAAAACCGCATTTGATTTTCCTGAGCAATATGCCAATCTAGGAAAATAGTCTCAATTATTCGGGGGGTATTAATATGCCAGTATACGAATATTTCTGCGATAAGTGCAACAAGAAGGTTGAGCTTATACACCCGATGTCAGATGATAGTAAGAAGATACATAAACCGTGCGGGAAAGAAATGAGCATGGTTTTTTCTTCTGCAAATGTTTTTTACAAGGGCGAAGGCTGGGCGCGTAGAGGGTAAATTACTTGCGCTTGCAGTGAGCACATAATATAGTGCGAAGATCAATGCATCCCCACAGTATGAGGTGCCGATGTGACTGCGAACAACGTTCAGCAAATTATTGACCGCCTTGACAAGATTGAAGAAGAACTTTCCGCTATGCGCGTAGAGATGGCCGAAACACGCGGCGCATTCCGCCTTGGAAAGTTTGTTATTGGAATTCTTGGGCTCACTGGTATCAGTGGGGTTATGGCCTGGCTTTCCGGGCAGGGAAAATGACCCAGAAGCAGTTTGTAGCTGCTGCAATCATCTGGCTGATTGTAAGCGCCCTAACCTTTGGCTATTTAACCTCGCCCGTGTACGCCCTTGACGATACCGATCAGTGGGATCAACAGGTCGACGCAAACGGAGTCATAACTCTTACCGAGGGAACAATTGTCATTGATGGCAGCAACAACGTGCTGCCGGGACAGCCGTGGGCGAACACCGTAACTGGAATCACAACAAACTCATCTCTTGGCGAGACTGTATCTTTCTCATGGTCCTTTATAACGACTGATAACGCGTACTTTGATCGACCGCAGGTTTTGCTTTCCGATCTCTGGACCGATCTTGCAAATAACACACGATCTGCAAGCGGAACAATTGAGGTGTATGTAACCGCTGGCGGCGCCTTTGGGTTTCGCGTCCTCTCACTTGATTCCTGCTGTGGTTCTGGAACATTAACAATCACTAACACTTCTTGGGTTGTTGGACCTCCTGCCCCAGAGCCAACACCGTCGCCAACCCCAGAGCCAACCCCTACTCCGACCACAGAGCCAACGCCTGAGCCCACGCCAGAGCCGACACCTACGCCAACCCCAGAACCGACCCCAGAGCCAACTCCGGAGCCAACCCCTTCTCCCACCCCAGAGCCACCAACTCCGAGCCCTACCGTGGCTCCTACGCCCACGCCAGAGCCTTCTGTAGAGCCATCCCCAACTCCTCTTCCAACGCCAAGCCCAGATCCGACCGAGCCGCCACCGTACCCAGTATCAACCCCAACACCAGAGCCGACCATTGTGCCGACTCCAAGCCCGGAGGCAACAAATGAGCCAACCCCAGAGCCGACTTCCTCACCCGAACCGTCGACCGAGCCGTCGTCCGCCCCTTCGCCATCAGTGGCCCCTTCTCCTGATCCCTCTCCTGTTCCTTCTCCTGAGCCAACACAGCCCGCTCTGCCAGATGTAGCTGGCGCAGTTGGTGAGGCCGCAGAGGCTGTTGGCGAAGCTGTTGGAGCTGCTGCAGAAGCCGTTAGCGAGGCAGTTGGAGCTGCTGCGGAAGCAGTTGGGGAGGCAGTTGGAGCAGCGCTTGCGCCAGTCGCAAACCTAGGAAAAGATATTAGTGAATCGGAGCGAAAAGAGGCTGCTCCGACAATTGTTGCTGCGGTGGTCATCACCCAGGTAGCGCAGTCAGCCGTGGCCGCTGCGTCTTCCGCTACTAGAGGCCCACGGGGGAGAATCAATAATGCGTAATATCTTTAGCTTCTTGAACAAGGATAATCTTATTGCGGTTGCAAATGATCTTGTAAGCCAGTCCTGGACAATCTTTGGCCTTCTCATTGGTTGGATTGTCCTTCCGGATGGCGAGACAAGAAACTTCGTTGGCAGTGTTCTTGGTTGGCTAACGCTGATCTGGCTGGTCACGATGCCGCTCCGACTTAGGGGATAGTTCTCGTTGTAGAACAAAAATACTTGACTGTGGTGATATGATGTCATCATGGAAGAGAAAGAAGTAAAGCGCGGAAGACCTAAGACAGATCCTTATGTAAGATTCATGAGGTATGTGAACAAGGTTGATTCAGGCTGCCTAGAGTGGACTGGCGCGCTTGATCCCTCCGGATACGGAGCCTTCAAGGACGACAAGGGCCGCAAGATCAATGCCCACAAATGGCACTACGAGCACAAGAACGGCGGAGTGCCAAGCGGCCTTCAGATCGACCACCTTTGCCGAAATAGAAAGTGCGTCAACCTTGAGCACCTTGAGGTTGTGACCCCAAGAATGAACACGCGTCGTGGCGACGCTGGGAAGCTTAGAAACACCCACTGCAAGCATGGCCATGAATACTCATGGGAAAATACCTACTGGCGCAAGAATGGTGACAGGGAATGTAGGACTTGCAAATATTACGGCGGCAGGATGGACCCGGTCGTAAATTTGACAACCACAAGAGGAACCTCGTAGAATCGCTCCAGAAAGGAGCACATATGAAGGATTCCCAGTTTTGGAAGTTTCTTGCACCAGGTGGACCGATTCTCGATTTTCAGATGAAGCTCGAGAGGGAGTCGGAAGGTTTAACGTTAACGGAGTTTGCCAAGAAGTGGTCGAAGATCATTGGATACAGCGAGTCTTCGATTGCCCACTGGGCTGCAGGGACAAGGAAAATCCCCGTAAAAGCAATCAAGGCCGCTGGAATAGAGATTGAAGACGGCGCTGACTACATGAGCAGCACCGTTGCCCCAAAGGACGGGTCTATTGCGGCGGGAATGCACGCAAGACAAAAGGTCATCGACAAGATGTGCGGAGGATGCGCGCTCGGGGACAGATTCTGCAGGATTAGCGATTGCCCATTGCGACCGTTTAGCCCGCTTCCGCTACATCCGAAATCAATCACCATGGGGTGGGACGAAGAAGACCACCAAGGGGTGCCTGAACTGCCGTAGAAGCAGTCATACTTGAGAAAAGTGTCAGATAGCGTACTATCTTCTTTGTGAACGGAATCTATGAAACGCTGTTTAGCAAGCTTGGCAACGACGAAACTTTGCAGTCTTTGCTGGGCGGAACAGGCGGCGATAAGAAGATATACCCGATCACCGCAACAGTTCGAACTGCCTTGCCAGCCGTGAAGATCTCGGTTGAGGGCGGGGAAACCGAAGTCGGCTTTAGGATTAACAAGCCGAGCGTAGAGGTGATGGTGGTTTCGACCGCCGGAGCAACTGAGCTTGGAAATATTTCTAACCGAATCGATACCCTGCTCAACATCAAGAGCTTTGCCGGATCGGGGATTAAGGTCCATCTCGTCAAAAAAGTCGCTGAGCGAGATGAGTATGATGAAGCGACATTGGAGTATCGAAGGCGCCTTCGGTACAACATGATAGTTATATGAGGAGTAAAACAGCATGCTGACACTAGGATCAGGCACACTTTCGGTTGCGCCTTGGGTCGCTGGGGCCAATCCCGCTGATCTCCCTGCAACTTACACGACGCTCTACACCATCGGCGAAGTCGGTGGCGACGTTGAGTTCCGTGTCGAGTTCCAGGAAGCAGAGTTCCGCGGCCAGTCAAACTTCGTGATCGCCCGCGGTTACTACGGCGGCAACGTCACGGCTTCGGCTCGTTCAGTTGAGATTAACTTCGAGAACCTTGCCCGCTTCTTTACTGCGGCCAAGACGACGCTCTCAACCGGCACGAACGGAATTACCGGTACGCACAACGTCTTCACGACGGAATACGACGACAAGCCATCGGCTATGTATGTCAAGTTCGTGCATGCCCGAACGGATGACCCCGACAAGAAGGTGATCGTTCACCTCTTCAAGGCATTCTCGACCGCTCTGAACTTCCCGTTCATGCGTGAAGCCATCTCGACGATGGACATTGATTTCAATGCCATTGTCGACACGACTCTCAGCACGACGGATCAGATCATTCGCGTCGAAATCGAGAGCTAATTAAGCTCCGGGCTTTGCCCGACAGAACCCCCAAGGCTTGCCCTTGGGGGTTCTTTGTTTTATAAATAAACATGGCGCTGGTTGCGCTATGATGTCCACACGGCGACTTGCCGTGACTGGACAAAGACAGGAGAGGAAAATGGCAAACCTAGTGGAAATTAGCCCAAAGAAGGCACTAAGCCTTAATGATCTGGCGGACCTCGAAGAGCGGTATGGCGCCATTGATCAGGTCGACTTTAACAAGTTCACCGTTCTTCGCTACGTGCTCTGGCTTGCGATTCGCAAGAACGAGCCAGAAGTGGACGAGCGCGAAGTGGGCGAGCGATTTGACATCAAGAGCATGCAGGAAACAGTGACCAAGGTCCTTCGCGACAGCGGACTTCTCCCAGAGGAAGCCACCGATGGTGAGCAAGTGGGAAAAGCTCCAAGTCGGGCGTAGGCTGGTCTGATATTGACTGGGGTGTAATTATGGGATCGTACGCTGATGCATTTGGCTACACGCCGAGTGACTTCATGCGTATGACCCTTCCCCAAATCGCCTCGTTCAGCCGATACATGGAAGAGCGAGACAAGAAGTTCAAGTCCAAGTCCGACGACAGGGCAGCTGGCGGAAAGAGAATCCTCAGCGCTCCCGACAAGGAATCGTCTATTGACGCCCTGGTTATGCAGTTTGGTTCTCCAGAAGCCAAGCAGAAGCTTGTACGTGATCGCATTTCAAAAATGCGAGAGCGGGCCAAGGAGAAAGAGTAAATGGCCAAAACAGTTACCGGGGACAAAGAATTTAATGATCTCCTAGAAAATTGGTCTGAAATAGCAAAAATTTCAGACGAATCAGATGAGTACGCCTCATACTACAAATCGCTTCGCGATCTTATAGAAGAAAGACGCATCTTTTCTTCACCTTGGAAAGATCCAGAGTCCGGTGAATCTTCATTTGGGAATGCGCCAAAGGGACTAGCAGAATTTGATTCGGTGTTTTCAATATTGCCAAGAGCAATTCAAGAAAGAATTGCCCATGACTTGCTAACTGGGAAAAGGATTGATCGATATATAACACCAGGATCGCCAAGAATGAGGCGTCTCCTTTTGGCATTGGACAAAGCGAGAATAATTGATGGAACTATTCCTGGATCAAGGAGTGCAATCGCTGACGTGCGGTTTGCCCTGGAAGAAGCTCTTGTCAGAAAGAGGGCATCAGCAGCTGCGGCTGGAAGAAGAAAATCATCAGCGGAAGCCATTGCGGCAACTGTTGCAAATGACCTTTTGAAAGGAAAACACAAAACTGTTCGTGGAAAAATAAAACTAAATCCACAGAAAACGATAGATCGACTTTTGTCCGAAGCAATGGGCGCAATGAAAATCAGGGGAAATGCAGCTCAAAGAAACGCTTTTCTTGGGGCATTTGGTAGGGGACCCCTTGGGAAAACAGAATTTATATCAAGAGGTCTTAACAGGTCGCTAGAAAGACTAATATCACAAAGAGGATTTGCTGGGCTTGAGGCTGCAGCTCAGGTTATTTCTTTGATCGCAGGGGCATCATCAGAGGGTATAAGGTTTGATGCCAATGGAAGACCAACAAACATAAGAAAAATATTTTCAGGTCCAAATGCGTCAAAAATTCCAGGAGAAATTAAAAGTCTTATTCAAAAAGACCTTCCAGTTCTATTAAGAGAAACGGAAGAAATTCTTAGAAAAGACCCAAAGGCCTCTGCGTCAAAGGCCATTGCAACGGCGCTTGCCAGGTCAAGGGCCGGGCAAATCAAAAGGGCAAAAGTAAAGGGAAGATCATCTGCTGGTAAGCTTTCTAGTTCTAAAATGTTTGTTTCTGCCAGGGCTCCAATACATGTTGGAGAAAGCGAAAAAGCAATAGAAAAATTTGCCTCTGAACTTGCACTGAATGCAAAAGATGGTCTTGTTGGTGCAATTCTTTCTGCGTTTGTAAATGCCCCAAAGGGAGCAGCGGCAAAAAGAGAGAGACTCGCAAGGCATGAAAAAGCAGCCGGGATTCGAGAGGCAAAGAAAGCAGCAAAATCCGCAAAAATAGAAAATCTTGCCAAGAAGATACACGGACCACTTGAGAGCTTGATGGGTAGAAATACTCATAAAGGCGAAGCCCCTCAAAATGTTCTTGATGCATTTAAACAGTTTAGAGATGACGTTGAGTCTTCATACAAAGATGCACAAAAACAGGGCGCTGTTGGCCATAAAACGCTGATAAAAGCAGGAACATACGAAAACCTTCAGGAAAGAATAGGATACTTCAAAGAGCTACAAAAAGTATTTAAGTCCCCCGCCTGGACATCTCTTCCAAAACCAGCAAAGAATCAGGTTTTGCTTGCCGTTGGAATGACTCTTGGCGCAAGCGGTCAGGAGCTTATAAAATTTGTTTCTAGCGTCAACGACGCTAAGGGCGCTGTAAGAAAGCTAACTGGATCAGACAAAGAGCGCCAGCTTGCCGTGCGCGCTCTTACTGGCGATTCAGAGGCAAGGGGTCTTGCCTCAGTTCTGGAAAGAAGCTCAAAAGTATTGAAGGCAGGTTCAATACAGTACAGAAGGCCAATGTCAATACTTTCCGATGAGGAGATTGCGTCCAGGATAAAAGCAAAGATGATAGGCAGGGTTGACGCATATAAAAAGCAAACAAGAAAATTTTATAGCGCACTAAAGAGAAATCCTGCAGGCATTACACACGCAGACGTTCTTTTATCTGGCGAAGCAACAATAAACAGGGCGCAGGGCATAAAAGCAACGCCAGGCGCAAGGGCACTAGTGATCTCTAGTGCTTTAAAAGCAGAAAAAGATCTTGTATTCAAAAACGCAAATACAATCTGGGACAATTACCATAATGCAGTTTTGGCTGTAAACGGAAGGCCAACCTTTGAAAACTATCAAGCTGCACTTAGAGCAGGAAGAATATACAACGACACTATTGGATCATATGAGCTTCTTTATAGATCGCTTGGAGGCCCGGCTGGAACATTTGTAGAGGGAAACAGAAAACAAATTGAAAAAGCCTCTTACAAGGGAATTCTTGCGACCCGTGGATACGATCAAGATGCCCTAGGTTGGCTTGCGCAAAATCCAGAGTTTATGAACAGCTTTGGTGACCCATCAGTGGCTAAGCGTAATCTTCCTGGAAAATGGCTTGAAAGTGATGGATTTAAAGATGAAAGCCGGGCAGTGCAAAAATTTGCCGAAGCAAAATCTAAGGCACTTATTGATCGGGATGAAGCCCGCGAGAAATTCTGGAGCGCGAAGAAAACATTCTGGGAAAACGATCCAAAATATAAAGCTCTTGGAAAAGAACTAGATGCTCTTTCACCTCAAATTGGACAAGCACGACTAGCGGCTCAAGATGCCCATAAGGAGTGGAAAGCAAAATCAGGGCCGATACGAGAGAGGATTGCTAAGCTAGATCCGCAAAAAAAGCAAGATAGAAACAAAATTAAGCAATTAAATAATGAATTGTATGCTTTGGAAAGAAATAAAGATCTAAAAGACAGGCATGTACGAAATCTAGAAAAACGAGAAGGCACTATACGACTAACGCAGAATAATATGTTTGAAGGGACTGCTGAGGGCAGGCGGCTTAAGTCTATTGCAGAAAAAGCAACAAAAAAATATGAATCTATTACAGTATCAAAATTTGCAAAATACGCAACAATTTACGATCGAGTTCCAAAAATTGGTGGTACAAAATTCCGTGCTAGGGGCGCTTACGGAAAAATAGAAAGACTTGCAGTTCTGCTTTCCGGTGAAGGGGCAAAATATGGGTTGCTTGGAACTGCTGAGGCAGCAATGTTGCAAAAAGTCGTTGCTCCCCATATTGGCCAAGCCACAACCGGTTCTGCAGCGTCTGCCAATCTTGAGGCAGCAGTTCAAGCTCTTGCGAAAGCGGCTGCAGACCTTGCAAAGGGCGTTAGGCCAGACGAACGCGCAAGGGGGGAAAGGGCGGTTGCAAGAGAGTCAAAAGCTGCGGCGGCAACAAAGCCAAAGGTTGAAAAAGCAGCTGAAACCATTGCCGAAGCAGCATCGGATGCCGTTGCGAAAGCTGCTAAGGGCACTGGGAGAACGAGAGCAGCAGCAACAAAAGTAGAACAGGCTGCTGTCGTTACAGTTGCCCCTGCAGCTGGTGGCGGTGGAGGAGGGAGGGGTGGCGGAAGGCGACGCACTGCAGTTTCTCCGTCTGGAGACCAGGGACCAATTCCACCAATCGGTGGAAAGAATATTGAAAACATCAGAAACTCTGCTCGTGGCGTTGCGGACATGTTTGGTGCGCTTCAGTCTATCGCCCCAGTTTCGCAAAAGAAGCTCAATGACATAAAGGCATCTGTCCGCGGCATTTCAGAAATGATGGCGGAGCTTAAGGCAGTTTCTGGCGGAAAGATTTCTGCTAAGGGCCTTGCTGCAGCAATTACAAACCAGGCTGGGAGGGCTGGGGCAGTTGCGGCAGTTGGCGGCAAGGGCGGTGGGGGTGGCGGTGCTGGTGGCGGTGGTGGCACACAAAGGCTGATTGGATACTCTCTGCCCGGCTCTCAAGACCTAAGAGAGCAAGAGCAAAATATAAACAGATTTACACAAAAGACAGAAGGAATACTCGGTAGGTTCCTAGACCAGATCAAGTTCGGTTTTAGCCAGCAGATCGTTGGCCAGATCAGCCAAGGAGTTGGCGCGCTGCTTGCCCACCTTCAGGGCGGAATCATTGGATTCAATGCCCAGCTTGAAAACTCAACCGTTGCCTTCCAGACGCTGTTTGAAAACGAACAGGTTGCCATGGGCGCAATGTCCATTGACATTGGAAAGGCAGAAGATCAGGCAAACGTACTTGTATCGTCAATTCAACAGTTTGCCAACATTACGCCGTTTAGATTCCCTGAGCTTGTTGAATCAGCCCGAAGAATGCGCGCGTTCGGTTTCGAAACAGAAGAAATCATGCCGAATCTGCAAGCAATCGGAGACGCAGTAGCAGCGCTCGGAGGTGAAGACGACAAGCTAAACCGAATTACATACGCACTCGGTCAGATGAAGCAATCAGGACGCGTCTACCAAAACGACATGATGCAGCTGGCCAACGCCGGTATCGCTGGTTACGAGCTCCTCTCCAAGGCAGTTATCAAGGACATGGTTAAGACTGGCGAGGCGTCGGTTAAGTACCTTGGGCAGGTGATTGATAAGGGGTCTCTGCGCGGCGACGACGGAGCAAGAATGCTCAACCTCCTTAACACTGCAGCAAACAGGGTAACAAAGTTTGCAACTAAATATGGCGTCGAAGGAATTAAGAGAAGCGGGGTAGAAATTAAGGCCCTTGCCGGTGCGCGGTCTATTGTTCAGGAGACAGTAAACCTGATTCTTAGCCAGGGACCAGTTCAGGCAATGCGAACCCTCTCTAAGAGAGGAAAAATTGAGGGCGGTGCTGCCGCCCGCGCAATTCTTGCCGAAATGGCCGCACAGTTCCGAGGCGGAATGGAGAAGCTGTCTAAGACCTTCAAGGGTGCGCTGTCGACACTTCAGGACACAAGCCAATACATGGTCGCCCTCATCACAAAGCCAATATACGAGGGCATCCGCGACGTCATGTACGACGTTGGCTTGTTCTTCCAGTCAAGAGCTGCAAGAAAAATGGCCGCAGACTTTGCGGCGAGCTTTGCTGAGGTTCTTCCTGCGCTTGGCTCATCGCTAAACGATATATCAACAATTATTTCTAAATTTGTACAAGGTGTCACCGAACTTATTAGCAAATTTGTAGGCTTCTCTTCCACATTCGGTGAAGCAGGAAACATTCTTGCCATATTCGGGGACGGCGTAAACGCAATTGCCGAGATGATGAGAAACAAGATGGTCAGGTCTGCGGTCGTGGCGGCGGCGGCGATCAAAGTTCTTTCAATGGCCTTCAACGCTAATCCAATGCTTATTGCAATTTCTGGAGCTATTGCCGCAATTGGTTTGCTTTCTCGCTTCTACGATAACAACGACTTTGGCGTAAGGGACGTTGTTAATGAGTTTGTTGGCCCAATGCAAGGCATCGTTGCAAACATAAGATCAAACATCCTTCCGCTTCTTGCGGAGGTTGCAAAAGGTATGTCCGGGGTGTTCTCTGCGACACTCATAAGCACCATTAACCTTGCGCTTCCTGTGCTCAATGCGTTCCTGAAGGTATTAAACTTGATACTTGAAGCGCTTAATAAGGTGCCGGTTGTTTCAAATATTGCTGGCGTCGCCCTTGCTGCAGTGTTTGCCGGTAAGCTTGCCAAGGGTCTCGTGCTTGGGTCTGGTCCAAAGTTTGATCCTCAAGGAAATATGATAAAGGCTGCAAGTGGTGGATTGCTTGGCAGCTATCAAAGATTTATCGGCGGGGCAACCGCGGGAATGGGCGGAACTGTTGCAAGGCAGGACATGTTCCAGCAGGCCTTCAAGTCAACCCAAAAGGCAAAAAGCGTTGCTGGGGTTGTCAGGGCGCAAACCACGGCGGCCAAGTCGGTTATCGAAAGGGCCGTGGCCAGCCGTGCGCTTACAAGGGCTCAGGGAGACAATGCACTTGCGGTATTTGCTGACAAGCTAAAATCCATTGTTGGAACAGCAAAGAATGCCTCTGAGGCAAAGGCTGCAGTTGCTCGTGGTGGTGAGCTGGGTGCAATTGTAAAAGCCAGCATTAATACGGCAAAAATTACCGCATCAACATCTGGAACTGCAGTTGGCGTAAGAATGGCCGATGCGGCAAAAGATACAAAGATTGCAGCAAGCGGACTCGTTGCTGGCGCAAAGGGGTTCCTTTCAGGAGTTCAGAAGTTTGTTGGGGCGATTGCAAGACTCCCGCAGGCCCTTGCAAGCGTAGCGGCTGGCGGAACGTTCTTCTCTGGCCCCGCATTTGCTGGAAGTCAGTGGGCAAAACTTGGAGTTGCCGGAACGGCCGCGGCTCGGTTCAGGGCCACTGCAGCCCAGGGCCTTGGCCTAAACGCAAGAGCTGCAAGTGGCCTTAGCGGGCTCCAGATTGGTAAGGGCGTACTTACAAGCGGCTTGAAGTCGATGGGCAAAATTGGTGGTTTTTTCTCTCTTCTTGGGGTCGGTGCAGATCTTGCTGCTGGCGTAGATCCAACAAGGGCCGTAATGAGGGGCGGCGGTGGATTCCTCGGCGGCGCACTTGGAGGTGCTGCTGCTGGCTCAATCTTTGGGCCTGTCGGAACACTAGTTGGAGCAATTGGTGGCGGGCTTTTGGGCTCTGGACTTGGCGACGCGCTTGCAACATTGATAGGAATTAAGCAAGAAACATCAGAGATTGTTCAAGACCTTACTGAAGCAGATATAAAGACACAACTATGGAACAACGCCCTAAAAGATAATAAGCTAACATTTCAAGAGTTTGGATCTATTTCTGACCAAATAATGGTTACGGTGGAAGATGTTGCCGCTGCATTA